ATGTTTGATTTTTGGCAAGTTCAATCTTCAAAATTACTTTTTCCTGAAATTGCTTGGAATAAACCCGAGCAAAAAGCACATGCGGGCAAACTTTTGATTATCGGTGGCGGGGCAGGGGCTTTTCGCGGACTTGCAACTTCCCACCAAACTGCTTTAAAGACTGGCGTTGGGGAGGTTCGAATTTTATTACCAGACAGTTTGAAAAAAGATATTAAAATTAATTCAAGCGAGCTAATATTCACAAAAAGTAATCTTTCTGGTGGATTTTCGAATGAAGCTTGGGAGGATTTTAAAGCTGGTGAAAAGTGGGCGGATTCTATTTTATTTATTGGCGACACAAACAAAAACTCCGAAACGGCAATTCTTTTCGAAAAATTTATTCTTGAAAGTGAGAAGCCTGTTTTTATCACTCGTGATGCAGTCGATATTTTACTTGATTCTTTTAGTGAGATTTTATTAAAAGAAAATATAAGTATCTTGGCAAGCTTTGCACAACTTCAAAAGATTTTTTCGAAAGTTTTTTATCCAAAAGTTCTAACTTTCTCGATGAATCTTTCGAATATTGTTGAAGTTCTTCATAAATTTACACTTTCTTATCCTGCACAAATTTTAACTTTAAATAACGAAAATTTTATTATTGCTGGAAATGGCGAAGTTTTTTCATCTCCACTAAATTCTAATTTAAACTTAGGCAAGCTTTCACCTATCCAAATTTGGTCGGGTGAAATTCCAACAAAAATTGCAGTTTGGCAAATTTGGAATAAAAGCCAGAGGTTAAAAGCCGCAATTACAGCAATCCCATCTTGATTTTTAAAAACATAAGTATTATAATTGATTTTATAATACGAGATTTTTATGATTGAAATGAAGAAAACTCGCCAAGATAAAGCCGAGAAAAATATTGAAAGAATAAAGAAAAATACTCAAAAAGAGAAAGCTTTATTAGGGAATCCTGAAAAATCACGTTTTTCACTTTCGAAATTATCAAAAAAACAAAAAATTAGTTTAATTATTAGCGTAATATTTTTAATTTTGGTTATTATTTTTAGTTTTTTGTTCTTTTTTAGAAAACCAGAAAGTGCACCCGTGAAAAATCCAGACCCAAAAAGCCAAAAAACCGAACCAAAAAAGAAAGCTAAACCAGAAAAATTTTATTCAAAATTATCTGGAGTTGAGGTTTCTGAAAAATCGCTCGAAAATGCACCAGTCTTTGGTGTTATGATTGAAAACTCAATTCCAGCAAGACCACAATCTGGACTAAGCCAAGCTGAAGTTGTTTTCGAAGCAATCGCTGAAGGTGGAATTACACGTTTCTTGGCTCTATATCAGCAAAATAAGCCTAAGCTATTAGGACCCGTTAGGAGCATTCGCGGTTATTATATTGATTGGGCTTCAGGATTTGATGCCTCGATTGCTCATGTTGGTGGCCCGGGAGACGCTTTGGCAAGAATGCGAGACGGCAAACATAAAGATATGGATGAATTCTTAAATACGCAAACCTTTTGGCGTTCAAAAAATCGCTATGCACCTCATAATGTCTATACGAATTTTACAATTTTATCAGCATTAGGCTCTTCGAAGGGTTGGAATTCTTCGAATTTTGAAGGTTTTAGTCGAAAAGAAGATTCACCAGCAAAAGAGAAAAATGCAACCCAAATTCAGGTTAATATTTCAGGTTTTTCTTATAATTCGACCTATGTTTACCAAGAAAACTGTAATTGCTATTTGCGAAGTCAGGCCGGAGTCACCCATACAGATGCGGATGGAACTCAAATCTCAACGAAAACCCTAATTGTTTTAAAAATGGAAAACAAGCTAGCTGCAGACCGATATCATAATACCTACAGAAATATTGGTAGTGGAGTAGCAATTGTATTTCAAGATGGAGTAGCCCAAGAGGCAAAATGGGTAAAATCAAGCGAAGATTCCCCATTGATTTTACAAAATAATGATGGTTCAAATTTTAAAATAAATCGAGGACAATCTTGGATTGTTGCCGTCGGAAATTCAACGGGCTCAATAGGCTGGCAGTAAACATGTATTCTATTTTGTTCGCTTTTTGTTTGAGATTTTGGGCTAACAGTTTAAGTTTCACATAGGCTGTTAGTCCTCGTTTAGAAAGTTGTCAATTCTATCTGATGGAGATATTCGAGAAATAGCATCTTTAAGACCAAATTTATCTTTAGGATCTACGAAATAACGGATTTCAAGACCGTTTTTGAAATGCAAAGTAATAGTAGTATAAACATTACCAGTTTTTGGCGATTCTTGAGTTTTAAGAGCTACACGGGCAACTGCTGAAATGATATTATCTTCATTTAATTGATTATTTTTCATAAAATTTTTTTCCTTATATTTTATTAAAATTATTTTATATTTACAAGGACATTGTATCAAAAAGAGAATTTATGTCAAGTGTCGCACAATATATCAAGTAGGAAAATAACAAAAAAATAGTGTAATATTTACACTATTTTATAATTATTTATGTAAAGCAGAGAAGAAAGGTGATAATTTAAAATACAAAAAAGCTAAAACTGCAATAGTAATAAATAGATGAATAATAACTACAACCGCTATAGTTGTAACATTAGCTTGAATATTTCGTTGAATTTTATATTGAGCTTCTAAATAATCTTTTTCAGTGAATTCATTGTTATTCATATTTTAATTATACATCAAGAATAAGCTTATTTCAATAAATGAAATAAGGAATTATCACTTAACAAGTTAAGATGATAACTGTTATATTCTTATGTTTAATTTTCTTCGTTTTAGAGTGAGATTCACTTTATTTGAAAAGTCTAAAAAACCAAAATACTCACTATTTTTAGGTATTATATAAACTTTATGATAGTCGTATTTTGAAAAAAGATACATTTTAGGTATTTTAGTAGAAGATTCAACAATATTTTCAATAATTTCAGGTAATTTAAGATTACGACTTGCCCAGTAGCGCTTTTTATATTTTTCGTTAATAAGTTCTTTTGTAATATATTTTTTGATATAGCTTGACATTCTGAATTTATCTTTAACAGGTGCTATTTCTGAACGGCCTAAGGTATAACGGGGAAGAAAACCCCTTTGATTTTTAGGTTTTTTGTTTTTTGAGCGTATTTCATCGACAGTTAAATATTTGTTTTTAGAACTATAAAAGTCTTCAATTTCATTTTTATAACCTTGAAAAACGGCGTGAAAATGCCAAGCACCGTTTTTGTGGCGTTCTGGAACAATTAAATAGCCGAATTTTCGACCGTGACGCCTGAAATGATTGACTTGTTCAGTGTTTACCCAAGTAATTAATAGTTTTGACATCTTGCGCAAGTCGTGGCGGTCTTCTTCGCTTTTAACTTTAGAATTTTTGCGGTCGAAAGTAAAGGTTACGAAATGAGTGAAGTCGTTACATAAAATATAATCACTAATCCGAGTTTTTGTTCTATTAATTGATTTTTCTAAATAATCTTGTTCATCTTGTTTTGATAATCCACCAGCACCACCTTCTTCTTTACAATTTAAAACAGCTACAGGTCTATTATACTTGATAATTTTAACAAAATCAGGGTAAACTTTAGCATAACTTGAGATCTCTTTAAATTTAAGATCTGAACTTTTTTTATAAATTCTGTTTAAAAGATTTGAATGAATTTTACTTAAATCTTTTTTGAAAAGGCTTCTTTGCCTTAAATTTTGCATATGAATAATCTCCTTAAATTAGCGTTATGTCAGTTAAGTGTGGTCTTTGACAAGAGCCCCGCACGCGGGGCGAACCCCACTTAACTTAAGCGATTTGTTCTCGTTCAATTTTGAAATATTGTTTAATCTCAAAATCTTGACAATATTGATATACAGATAGATGTGTATTATTTAGATAGCTAACTGTATAAATTTTCATATGTTTTTGAATTTTGTCTAAAGTGTCGAATTTATTTTTGATTATCCAAAGTGCAGTTTTGGCGTCTTTTTTCGTTTTATAATGTGCAAGTGGTGTTCTATTGTGATATAAAGTATATTGAAATTTGCGTGTGATTTTAAGTTCGTATAGCATAATAAATCCTCCAATCACTGCACGCGACGCATTGCGTATCGCGCGCAGTGAAAATTATTTCTTCTTTGATATTATATAGTTTGGTCGATTTTCGAAAATATCCATTTGATTTGCAGATGATACGACTTTTTGGAAAGTGTCGTAAAGTTTTCTAATTCTTCTATTGTGGAAAAACCAGCCCCTTTTTACGATGTTACCAACAGATCGACCAGTTTTATCATCAAGCTTTAATGTGTGTGCATCGATCACTGTTTGAATCGTGAAAATGTTTAAAATAGTCCTGCAGTGAATCTCATAATTTGCTTGTTCCCGAAAGGGTTTTGCCATTCGATCCCATAACTGAGAAGTGCCAATAATGAGCTTGCGCTGTTTGCGTTGTTGTGAAATCTCAGTAAAGATATACGGTGGTATATTTTTACTTTCGAGCGAGTTAAAATATGTTTGAATCTCATCTATTAAATAAATAACGCCTAATTCATTGTTGTTTGTTTTTACGAGTAATTCAGCTAATTCATCAACAGTTTGAAATTCAATAATTCTATCTGCATAATCTATAAACTCACGATTAAACAAAATATTTGTCACGAGCTTTGCTTTGGGGTAAATCTGCATAAGTTTATCTATATGATACACTGCAGATAGCGTTTTACCACCACCTTGCCAGCCTACATAAACCGAAACACCAGAAGGCCTAAAGTAATCTTTGTTTTTTCTATCGTGGTAGTCATCGATTATAACGCCAAAATCAGGTTTAATCGACTTTTTGATGTAATCCGCGTAAGTCATCTTTTCCATCCAAAAACAGGTATTTTTGTAAGAAAGAACAAAATCACTAAATAAACAATTCTTGTTAAACTAATAATTATACCAATAGAGATAACCGTGAGCGGTATAGTCCAGCCACCGAAAAACCAGCCCACGAAACCTAAACCGTTACTTGAAAACACGAAATCGAGAAAAGCTCTGAAATTCTGATAAATTTCAACAGGAAAATCTGGAACTTTTGGAATTAATGAAAATATCCAGTATATAATTTGAAACATAGGTTGTACAAATGAAGTTAGAATTTGTGAAATGAAACCTGAAATATCCATTAATCATCTTCTCCATCACCAGCAAAGAAATGCAAGGCTTGCTTATAAACATATAGTGAAAAACCAAATAAAACAACGCCATTAGATAATATAGTCATAACCGTGTATAATTGAGGCGTTCTTTCTTGAATAAAACAGAGTGAAGCAGTGTAATTATAAATTCTTATATCACACGAAACAGTGTTTAGATTGCTTAAACGACCAACTATATCTTGCGAGAATCGAACAGGGGAGTAAAGAACACCGAATCTTTCTCGAGATTTAGTGTCAATCTTGTTAAAACTGCACTTTACAAAATCACCAAAATTTGAACGATTCAATGCAGAACAATCATTTGCAAAGGCGGGAACATCACAGATTTCACCATCGCATCGAATATTTGAATCTTTATCGAATGAAGTATTTGCGACTTCATAACTTTCACCGTTAATTAAAACCTTAGTCCAAACAGGCTGAATAACTTCGACATTTTGACCGAATCCGAGAAGTGGTGGTTTAGCTTGAATCTGAGTTTTTACCCAATATGTGCCTTTTTCTTCAAAATCGTAATTGAAATTATCGAGTAAAGAATCACCTCCATATGAGAATATTTTTTGGCTTTTATCTTCATTATACAGTTCATAATACGGGCGAACTTGCGTTATCTGAAATGGTTCTTTACCCCTGTTATCGATAGCAATGATAAAACCGTTAAGGTTCATTTTTGATACCTTATAAGAGAAATAAGGCCAAAACTTAGATTTATTTTTTTGAGTGATCGAATTTTCAATATCACTTAAAGGTTTATTTTCTTCATCGAAATCATCAGGATAAACAACTTTAAACTGATTATACAAAGGGGCATAAGCTAACCAACTATCTCTTTCAGATTTACCCATTAAACCGAATAGTCGATATTTATAATCATAATTAGAGAATTGAAATTGAGTGTTCCAAAATGATAGTTCAATGCTATTATATTGTTTTGTTTTTTCTTGCCAATTTGGAGATAACGAAATTCTTGCAGTAATATGAATAAAATTTTGTTCTTCGCTTTTATCTAATGGTTGAGAAAAAAATCCTGAATCTTTAAAAGTAAATTCTATATCTTTTTTACCAGTATATACCAATAAATCAGCTTGAACTGATTCATTATTTTTTTGATAAGCTACTGACATTAAAGATTTTGCACCCTTAAAGTGAGCTTTACACGCCTCATCGAGTTTTTGTTTTGTTAATTCTCCATAAAATTTTCTTGAATTTTGATCACATACAGCACCCCAAAAACTTTGTAATGGAAGAAATTCATTTTTTACATTTTTTTCAATAACAATTCTACCAAGTAAGGGGTCGAATCGTTCATTATACTGCTTAAAATAGTGTAAAACGCCCTGTCTATTGTCATATACAACATCTCGATTTGTTGTTTTTCGCATATTGTATTTATCGAGCTTTTGCCAAGATTCATTGTAATATTTTTGAGCTTGCGAATTTCTATAATGCTTATATTGATCATTATTATTGTCATCAGCAAAAGCTAAATTTGAAGTGAAAAACGAAAAAATAGAGAAAAACAAAATCGAATATATAGCTATTTTCTTCATTTTATTTTTCTCCTAAACTTTTTATTATTACAAAACCAATTATCAAAACTATTATTATCGCAAGCCAAGTTATATGATCAAAATATACAGGCTCGTGAAGTGGCGACCAGATACGCATTAAAACATCCTTTGCTTAAACAATAGATAGATTATCATTCTCCATACGAAATAAACGCCTGCTAAAAACGCTATAACTGGTAGAATAAAAATAAAAAATTCTTTAATGAGTTCGAGCAATGAAGCTAGAACTACTCCAGAATCGACAGTTGTATAATTCATAAAATAATTTCTCTTAATTTAATATGGACAGGGGCAGTTTATAGACTTGTGCCCAGGTCTATGGAATATTAAAACGCTATAGAGAGCAGTTTAACGACTTGCTCAGGTCAAGGTTACGCTTTAACTTTTGAATATTTGCGAATCAATCGAAATGCGAGAGAAACACCAATTGTAAATCCGAGTAGGGCAATGACAATGCCCATATTGTCAGAAATAACAGTGGTAATTGATTCGATCAATTTTGTAGCAGTATCTGCTGGAAAAATTGAAGCCATTGTTTTTTCTCCTTTAAAGTTAATATTAATTTTTTTGTTCGCTTTTTGTTTTCTTTCACGGTGGGGTGAAAAAATGGAACTCAGAGGCTTAAATTATCTACATATTTTAGGCCTCGTTTAGAAATTCTGATGCATTAGGTTTAGGTGTCGATGATAGAATCAAGAGTTTAGCATTTGATTTATTCGACAATTTAAGTTCAAGAACTTGATCAGAACCATTAAGAGACAATCCGAGTTCAAGGACACTATATTTAATAGATTGTTGAGTTTCAGGGTTTACGAATTCTTTTTCTGCAATGTCAGCAGAGTAGATACGATTTAATACATTAATTTTTTCTTGCAT